GCTTTCTCCCACTTTTTGGGATTAGACCTAGCCATTACTTTTTCTTTCCTCTGGCCTTGTGAGTAGCACCCTTCATAAGCTTCCCATTAGGCATGCGGTGCATACCTTTAGGTACTGGTGCTTTCTTTTTCTTTGTAGGGCGTCCTACTTTACTTCCGTAAGTTCCTTTACCATAGGGCATTATTACTTCTCCTTTTTGTCATAATCTACTGAGCCTTCTTTACTCATCCATACTGCAAACATACCTGTCATAGCACCCATAACAACTGACACTAAGCCAGACTGCTGTATTGTGGGGTCAGGTAATTCCATATACCATTCTACTACTCTCCAAGAGCTAACACTAACGGCTAGCATCATAAGCCTTGGGGTTACTTGATAGTCATGTAATTGTTTTGCAGTAATCATAGCACGCTAGTCCTTAGCTTTAAGGTTCAATGATATCGCCACAGGGCGCTTCTCAGTAATCTCTTGCTCGATTTTCTCAGGTACTTTCTTATAACCATACTGCATAAGGTTATTAATTAGTTGGCCTTGGGTAGCCAGAAGCTGTGCATAGGCACCAGAGCCTATACGAATATTACCAGACAATAGTTGGGTCTCTATGTAATCATACTTAGCAACCATCTTCTCAATAGGGTCAAACTTAAGTTCCTCAAGTTTCTTCACAGAGTCTTTTGAGAAAATATTCTTAGAGCCTTTTGGACGACCAGCGCCTTCTCTTTTACCGCCATTCTGTCGTACGGTTGGATTTGGGTTTGCCACAGGTTTCTCCTCTCTGGCTTTTGCGTGTATTAGAAACACTTTCAGTTGAAAATTTTTAGATTATTTTACAAAACCTTACAGTTGTCCCGCTGTAAGGAATTGAAAAGTAACCATTAAATCCTTAAATTATCTTGGTGTTTTATCGTTAAATTTAGCGGAGGCTCTCAGAGATTCGTTCTCTTGTTTGAGCACATCGATTTGCCTTATTAAAGACTCTACTGTCTCTTTATAAGCAGTCTTACTGAGTGCTATTGAACGGAACAAACCCAACATTCCTGCAGCAACTAAAACAATTAGTCCTGCAATCATAGGAGGCACCACTTCGAGAAGTGTATTGTATTCCATTTACTTATTCCTGTATAGCGTTTTTATTCTTCGTCTTCTGGACCAAGAAGAAATCCAAACACGTAAAAGATACTGAGACAATAAGGCAAACTAATAGCTGTGAGCAAGTTCCAGTCACCAAAGTGTAGGTAGCTACTAATAGAAATCGTTAACCAAATTGAAGTTGAAAAGAAGTTAAAGACTATCCGTTGAGGACGTCCAGTGTAATATAATTGACAGAAGCCTAGAACAGCTAAACACCAAGCAACAAAGAAGTTGTTTACTTGTAGTGTTTCCAGTTGTATACCGTGAGCATTAGAGAAAAGTACCGTGTAGGCAATAAACCAGAAGGCAATCCCTGAAGCCTGTTCAAGACCTCGCCCGTAGTTCCACTTACTTACCACTAAGGCATTAAGTACTTTGGTATAGCTGTTTATGAATCTGTCGAGCGATATCGCAAGCTTAATAGCGTCCATGAGAAGATTACCATTGTTGAAGTGTTAAAGACAAACCATACATAGTTAGCCCACCCTCTACCCCATTCGTCTCCGGCCAACCAAGCAGAGAACCATGAAGATTGTGCTACAATGTAGAACAGGGTTGTGGCTAATATAAGGATAGTGAGAGGTCTTCTAAGAGAGACCATAGATGCACCTACCAGTACAATGAGGGTAGCCATTATGAAAGTAATGCTATCGAGGTAGTGATGTGCATAGAATAAAGATTGTTGTAGAGGGGTTAGTTCTGGCATTAGCAGTATTCCGTTTAAAAGCTGGAGTTCTATTTTTAAGGTTGAGTATAGAAGGTTAAGTTTTAAGACTCACCTAGAATATTTATAGCTTTTATAAGACTATTTAATAACTAACAACAATACACTATGTTTAATAAATCTTTAGATAACCCCCCGCTGAAAAAACTTAAGGGGGTGCATCATCGGGGGGCTTGTACGACTTCCCTTTCAGATGCAAGTAGGGGGTCATAGTGAGGTTCTCGACGAACCATATATATCATAATGGTAAGGTATTTTATAGCTATCACAATACCATAAAAATAAGGGTATTGAGAAAGCAAAAAAATATTTAAGGGTCACCCTCCCCACCAACCCGAAGGTCAGCAGAGAGGGTATACCTTACAGGATAAATCCTATATGGTCTTTAACTTTTCCGTAATAGTAGCTATACTGGTTGTGCCAGCCTAGTTGATAAGTCTTTCCTTGATATTCAACTGTGAGTTCATCTGCTGTGCTATGCAACACATCTACTGCCATAGCGTCAACAGTGTTCTTCAGTGGGTGGAATAGTTCCATTATCAGTAGTCCTCCAAACAAATTATCTCAACACCTTCAGGGTTGGGCAGAGCCATTACTTGCTCTTTATATTTCTTAGCTACCACCACAACGGGGTAGATACCCTCTTCAATAAACCCTACATGATTGACCGCCTCCCAACGGTACATACTCCAAGGTAAGCTACCCATACGTCTGTTTAGGTTAGCCAGTTCTTGGTCAACAGGGTCTGTCGCTACGATATCTTGGTCAGGGTCTTTCCAGAACTTATCGATAACTTCGTTAGTAAAGTCATCAACACCGTAGACAGCCAGTACACCTAAGTGACGATATTTCTTATAGAAGTCGTCCTTAGCGTGTTTAGGGTGAGGTTTAAGTTTAATCTTTTTAACAGTGGTCTTGTTAGTAGAACCAGCAGGTCTGCCTCTACCTCTTTTTTCTTCAGACATTTGTAGACTCCACAGGGGTATACTTCATTAATAGGTTTAGTTCTTGATAGCCGCCTATCAGCTTAAAGACAATAGGTACAGTGGTAGCCTGGAGGTCTTTTCTTAAAAAGCTTCTCCAGTGGTTCTCTTCAGGGAGCGTCATTTTACTTAAGTTTTTATAGACATAAGCCATGTTCTTTTCTTCTAAGTCAGAAACAGCTTGTTTACAATACTCACAGTTATCGCGTCCAATAACTAGATACATTAAAGATTTCCTTTCATAGACTTACAGTCAAAGTTGTTATCAATCTTTATAGGGACACCGCCTTGAGTTATACAAGCTTCATCCCAAGTCATCTTATTCTTAGCCTCGTATACAGCAATAAAGCCTATACCGATACAGACAAAGATTAGTCCTGTCATTACAAAGAAAGCATACTTACCGACACGTTCTACAATATGGCTACACTTAAAGCTTTCTGTATACATTATTACACCGCGAACATTAAGAGAAGAGATACAAGGAAAGCAAAAATTCCAAGAGCCTCTGCAAAGGCTATACCAACAAACATGTTACCTGTTTGAGCATTAGCTCCTTTAACTAAGGTAGAGGCTTGTAGGAACTTACCTACAATCATGCCCACCCCCATAGCGGCAAAACCCATTCCAACACATGCTAGTCCAGCGCCGATGTAGGCACCCATTTGAGCAATATCACCAGTCATTAGTCGTCTCCTACTTTTTTAGATAATGAGATTCCGTAAGCACACAAGGCAAACCCCAGTACAATTCCAATTAAAAGGGCAACAGCGCCTGTCATAACTACTGTCCCAAGAGTAAACATCATTAGTCGTCTTCCCCTTCGTCATCTGAATTTAACTCTAGAGCAGCGTCAAAGCCACTTGCAAACATGTCAAACAGCATGTCTTGGATTGAGCCTTCTGCATCTAGCTCATAGTCTTCCATTACTGCTTCGAAGGCAGATTCAATAGCGATTTCATATTCATTTTCCATGAGTGTAACTTCCTCTTACTATGTTTCCAATATCACCTCTTGTGATACCAATATCTTTTAACTGCTTATTAGACATTTTCTGAAGCGTATTCTTCAGATGATTGCGGCGGTTCCATCTACCTACAATCGCGAATAGAGAGCGTAACATTTTAGTCTTCCTTAACCATTTTCAAAGCTGTTTCTAGCAGCTGCGTTATCATATCACGGTCATAAGTAGAGCTAGCTACTATAACCTCACCATCCTCGTAGCCTAAAACTACAGAGCCTTCAGGGAAGAACTCGTCCATTACGTCTAGAACTCCTCCTTCACCATTTATCATTTCGTGCATACCATCGTCAGCGACAACAGCTTCTTTTTCTTTTCTTTTAGTACAAAGACTTACTACCTTTGACATCGTACACCCCGCCATTTTGATTCATCTTTTCATCTTCATAAGGAGCAACCACCATGCGATAGTGTTCTCTGGCTGCTCCATCAAGAGCGCCCATCATTTGTTCCATATCAGAGTAACGCGGAGGATACCCAAGCCTGACTAAGCGGTTATAGTAATTGTTAATCATGTAGGCAATAGCATACTGTAGCTCACCGCCAGTGTGGGGTGTAAACCCGCCAATCTCACCGTGGATACCGTCTCTGTTTTCTTCTGTTAAGTATGGCATTAGAGGAATCCCCAAGATTTAAGAATAGTGACTGCCGCCCATACTGAGAGCAGGTATATGCCACCTAGAATACTGATGCTAATACAGTGACCAATAAGCCTACCTATTAGAACATTCATTTAACTTCTCCATTATTGCCTGACGTTCTTCGTCAGAGTATTTAGTCCATAGTCTTATTTGTTCGAGAGAACGCCCACAACCAGTGCAGACGCCTTTTTCAAGCCTACATTCTTTTTGGCAAGGTTTCATAGTAACGTTTATACTCCACTATCATACAGATACTAGCAAGTCAACCATTATTTTACAAAAGGCCATTCTTTTTTCTTACCAGATAAATGTTCAACTCTTTGTTGCAAGAAATTTATGGTTGTACGGATATCAAACTCTTTTTCAGTGCTGTAGTGTGGTTCAAGCAAAGTTCTATAATACCTTATTTCTTCTTCTAAAACTTGAATTAGGACATAATTCGGTCGGACATTTTTCACAGCATATCTCCTTTTGATATATTCTATAAGTAAACTAGCATATTCTACCAGATTTGTCAACCATGTAAGCGGACGCCCACAACCAGTGCAGACGCCCTCTTTTAATTAGATTTCACAGCCGCCAGCACTGCAAGCGAGTGTTTGAGCACCTTCAGTATTATCACTCTCTTCATAGTTCTGAAGCAAATAGAAATCAACATCAGGCATAGCCTTTACAGCCTTAATATAGTCCTGTTCTGAACAGGGTGTATAAGGTGCTTGGGCATAAGTATGGTCAGAGTAAGGCAAGAACGACACACCAGTTAAGGCATCAAAGTTCTCATAACACCATGCTCCAACTGCCATCCATTCATGTTCTTTAACATAAACAGTAACAGAGACAGAATGCTCAGACCAGTGCTTCTGATACGTTAACCAATTTTCCAACTGTTGAATAGCACCTTGCTCATTAGCCAAGACTGCACCATCAGGTGATTTAATTGGGAAGTAGAACACTGTTGTCTTAGCAGGGTTCATTGCATCAGGCTCGTTAGGCACCCCTGAATCCTTCAAGAAGGTTGTCAGAGGGTCATTGTTAGCTTGACGAACAGCGCGGATATAGTAAGGGGCAAAGCGCCCATGAATACCACTAGCACTATCAACCAACTGGGATACTGTTCCAGAGGGTTTAATAGTTGTAATTGCTGTTGCTGGTTTGATTCCGAGTATGTTTGCATAGTGGGTATTTACATCAATAGCCTCTTGTCGCAGTTCACTTAAGAACATAGGGTCAGGGTCTTGCAGCAAACGACAGTCTTGAATACCAGTCAGACTAACACCTAAGAGTGCTTCGTCTTCACAGTTGTTTTGCCATACCTTACGAACATATTTAAAGTCAGTAAGAGAAGCCTGTAGTGTGCCAAGAATAGCAGCAACTCTAACTTTACGAAGAAGGTCTTCTTCTGTGTCGTTAGACCGAGCTACTACTTCTGTTAAGTTACATAGTTGATTAGACCTTAGTTGGATTTCAGCACAAGGGTTGCAACCAACAATGCGGTCACCATCACGGCGCTTAGGGGCCATAGTGCGAGCACCCCCTCGATTATAGATTCCACGTTCACCGCTCCCTGATTTCATAAGAGCAATCCACTCATCCATAAAGACAGCCATAGAAGGCTTAGAGTCATAGACAGCAGAGTTGTTTGCTAAGGCACGATGTGCAGCAGTTTCCCACCAACGACCAGACTTACAGTCGCGGATTTCAGGGTCGCCAAGGTCACTTAAGCTAATCAGAGCAGAGCGGCGTACACCACCTACTACGACTACTTCAGCAATCTTACATACAATGTCGTGTACTTCCAAAGGAGTAAGCTTACGACCTGCTGCTTTCTTAAAGGTAGCTGTTACAAAGTCAAACAGCTCTACAAGAGGTGCTGGACCAGAAGCACGACCGCCCATAGTCTTTAGACGAGCGCCTTCAGGACGAATCTTAGAAAAGTCCCAATCGTGTTCATTGCCAAGATACAACTCAGCAATTAGTTTTCTTAAACCTTTAGCCCACCCTTCAGCGCTGTCTTCAATAGAAAGCACACGGTTAGACATGTTAAAGGTGTCATTGATAATTGGTAGTTTGTTTACGTACTGGGCTTCAGCAGAAAAGCCAACGCCAGTACCAGCCATTAAGATGAAGAGGATTTCATCAAAGACTCGAATATGGTCAACAGCAGCAAAGCTACAATTATAGCCACGGAAGTGATTACCTTCAAGTGCCTGTCCAGCGGACCACATTGCTCTCATAGAAGGCATAACTTCCCGATTTAAGATAGCAGTGTGGACCGTCTGAAACTCCTCATCAGTAATAATGTTATTACTAATTCTTGATTTCCAAAAGCCGACCAGTCTATCTACAGTCTCGCTCCAAGTTTCGCGACGACCTAAGTCATCTATAAAACGAGAATAACGAGAAAGATGGATGAATGATTCGTAAGGTGTCATTTATTTTCCTTTTGTTTTCTTTTTCTTTGGTTTAGCTGTGAAGGGGTCTTTCTTCATAATATCCCCCATAGTGATGTCTGTTTTGTAGCTAACGATTGGCATATTTTCTACTGTAAACATAGTTTCAAACCATCGACAATCGTCAGCAGTCCAAGCCGCACCTTCTTGTAAGGTTGCCTTAAGAAAGACATTAAGGTGTTCTAAGTTTTTAATTTGTAACTTAATAAAGGTCTCGTAGTATTCTTCTCTAGTCAATTTAGTTTCTCCTTGTCAAAGTCTAGTACTTCATTAGCATAGAAGTATAAACGTTTAGTTACTTCGTCTGATTCATCAGGGTCAACAGTCTCAAACTTAGATTCTGTTGCTCCTGTAATGAATTGTCGTATTGAAGGTGATAATTGAGACAAGTCAGGTTTACACTCCCCAACAAGTTGCATGATTACTGAGAGGTAAACCAATTCAGTGTCGGACATTATTTCATCTTTTATTGACATTTTTATACCTTCATAAACCCGTTATTTTCTTCGAACTCTTGGCCCTTACTTAGTCTTCCAGTGTCATACTGATAGTGCAGTGTTCCCGATGGGCCTGTAAGACCAGTATAACGACATTTGAGGACTTTAGTTTTAATTGTGTTTCTTTCATTTTCGTCTTCCGCTGCGACATTACGTGCAAAGGCTATAATGTCCATACTAATTTGTTTAATAGAACCAGAGCCACGGATATCATCCATAGATGGTAGTTTACCTTCTTCGAAAGAACTTCCTTTGTTGTCTGTCTTTCTCAAGTGGCTGATTAAGCCAATCCACACGTTATACTTTTTAACTAAGCGGAGCAGGTCATTCATAATCTTATCAATGGCTTCATTGCCAGTAAGCCCTTCAGCACCTTCAGACGCTAAAATAGTAATGTGGTCTACAAAGAGATATTTAGCACCTGATAAGCACATATACTCTAAGAAGTCCATTATAGAGCCGTCAGATATAGAGCCTTGGTGGTCTAACACCAAACATCTATCGTCTCCGAAGATTTGGTCATATCCCTTTTTGAGTTCTTCAAGAGGGATTTCTTCTGCGGCGGGGTTTCTGTTAAGTGCCATTCCTGACATCTTTCTTGCGGTCTCTGCAGGTGATTCTTCGAGACTGACGATACCGATTTTATCTTTTGTCTCTTGGAGTAAGTGGACCGCAATTTCGCGTAGGAGGGTAGATTTACCTGAACCTGTCCCAGAAGTCCAGAGAGTAATTTCACCATAACGCATTCCTTTAAGTTTGTCGTTAAGACCATCCATAAATGGGGGATAGGGTACAGACTCTAACTCGTTGTACTTTTCAAGTTGTTCCCACAGTTCATCTTTGTTAAGAATACCTGCAGGGGTGTAATCACAAGCGTCATAGACAACGCTTAGTAGTGTATCAGGTGATTTAATCCAAACATCAGAAGCATCTTTCTCAGTTGACTTAGCAATTTTAACTTTGTCATAACCGATAATACGTGCAGCTTCTTTTGCAGCTTCTTGACCTGCTTCATCACTATCAAACCACAGAACTACTTCATCGAAGTTGCGAACCCACTCTCTAGCGTCTACTAAGTCTTTAACAGAAGAAGCAGAACGAAGAGAACAGACAGGATAAAACTTCTTGTACTTCTTGTACCATGCCATTTGTATTGACATAGCATCAAGCTCACCTTCAGTGATTACAAGCCGTTTTCCACCGTTGTAGTTTTGTTGACCGAACAGGCCACCTCGCACAGTTCCGACTGAGCTAAAGCTTTTTGGAAGTTGTCGTACCTTGTAGCCCACCAACAGTTGTTCTGAGTAATAAGGATAGTAGTGACTATCAATACCCCCATCAAAGTCATAGGAGACTCTGACATTGTAGTGCTCACAAACTTGTTTGTAGATACCGCGCTCTTTAAAGCCGCGAATCGGGTAGTTATTGATTTCTTCCATCTTTGAACTTGAGTAATCATCATTTCCAAACTCTTCTTTAAACACTTGTGTAGTTCCTTCTGTTGGCGCTCTGAAAGATGCTTTACAACTAAAGCAATAAGCAGAGCCTTCCTCATATATTTGTTTAGCGTCAGAACTACCGCATTTTTCACATGGTTGATTTTTGGTAACAATACGTCCCATCAATACCTCTTGGTTAGCTGTTTGACATACCTCCGAGTTTTATCTGTTGGTCCCTCGCGGGGAACAAATCTAATAGCTGCTATCTGTCTGTTATAAAACCTTGGAGTCTTATTATCAGGCAGCATTTCAGTCATACACTCAGAGACCATTTGACACCAAGCCTCGCTATAATATAATCCTCCTTTAGTTTTATAAAGGTCAATTATCTCATAGCTAAACTTGTCATGCCCACTTTGTTTTATTTGTTCGTTAAGATGCGAAGAAGAACCTGTGTAAGTTCTCCAAGGCATTTCTTTACCATAAGTTGCAGACTTCTTTTTACCACCGTGAAAGAATTGTTTCTTGCCATAATAGAACTGTTTAGTTTCTAGGTTACTAATACAGTACAAGAAGCCAAACCAATCACAAGGGTTAAACTTGACCTTTGTTGTCCAATGCCCAATCTCGTCCCTCGATAGCGGTTTGGTATACTTCTTTGCCAAGCGTGAAGTGGTCATTAATTTTTCTCCAGATATGTAGTAGTTTACCGTTTAAAAGCATGTGGTCGAAACCGCTGTCACCGTATGCTTCTTGGTAAGCGCAACATACTGCTTGTTTAAGTTGTAGTTTACCTTGAATACCTTCTAGGATTTTGTCTGCTTTCTTTGGACCAATACCCCGAATTCCTGGGATATTGTCTACTGAGTCACCCATGAGCAACTGTTTGTAATAGAACCGCATAGCGTATTCTTTTGTTATATGATAAATCTGTTTAGTTCTTGGGTTATAGTGGCTACCATAACAACAATCTAAATCTTTATCTACTGTAACAACACAATAAGGCTTGCCAACAGCATCAAGTTCAAGATGCCAGATACGAACCATATCATCGGCTTCACAATTTTCACTGAGCACTGCTCCTTCCATTGTTTCTACTACCCACGACTTCAAATCAATAAACCATTCTGGTCTGTTAGATTTCGACTTAATACGACTTTTACTAGCTTTGTATTCGCTATACAAGTCATTTCTAAAGTTATCAGGACCACCTAAGGCCATGACGTAGTCGCTACTAAAGGTAGCTGTTTGGATATCAACGAAGATTTCTTTAAAAGTGTCTTGTGCTTCCTCTAATGTATCGTTCCCCCATATACTCATATATAAAAGAACATCACCATCAATGATAAGTGTAGTCATTATTAATCCTTAATTAAAGACCAAAGGGGGATTCCCTACGGTCATTATGGTTAGGTATTTTCTTCAATAGTTTTCAATACATTAAGTGCCTGATTTTTACCCCAGATACTCTATGTCTATTATGCTTTGCAATATACGATTTTCTCTTTGAAGAGTTTCGTTTCGTATACGCAGAGTCTTAGCTTGTGCCTTCCAGTATTCTAATTCTCTAGTAAGGTCATCAAACTGTGTTTCAACGTCAGGAATCATCAGATATTTCCTCATTTAAGCAAAATTCACAAAACTCACCCTTAGCGGGTCCGCCGCAGCTTAAGCACTCATACTTTTCCAAAGGCTGCTCTCCTCTCAAGCTTGTGATAGTTCTCAGTCATAATGTCACACAGTGACCAACCGTTTAAACGAGCCAACGTAGTAACATACCAGAGTACGTCACCTAGCTCGTCTTTAAGTTCTTCTGGGGTAGCTGCAAATTGTACTTCTCTGGCTTCTTCTAAAAGACCATCAGGTAAGTTAAAGTGGTTTCTGTGACCTTCGTCGTAGAAGTCAGAGATTAGGTGTTCGTACATTTCTTTCTTCATGTATTTTCCTCCGTGTTAAAATCGCAAGCTAACTCTAACTGTTCAATTTTGTCTTTCAAGTCATTTACTCTTTTAACCATAGCTGACTTTACATCGTTATCTTCTGTGTTTAACAAACAGTCTACAGCCATCTGATAGCCATAAAGTTCTTTGTTAAGAAATTCAAGTCGG